AGTTCTGTTCTCGCTCGAATGCGGGGGCGTGAGAGAAGCGGTTATTAAAGCGGTTGCTCAACGCGCTGACCTGCAAGGCGCTGACCTGCAAGGCGCTGACCTGCAAGGCGCTGACCTGCGAGGCGCTTACCTGCAAGGCGCTGACCTGCAAGGCGCTGACCTGCAAGGCGCTGACCTGCGAGGCGCTGACCTGCGAGGCGCTGACCTGCAAGGCGCTGACCTGCGAGGCGCTGACCTGCAAGGCGCTGACCTGCGAGGCGCTTACCTGCGAGGCGCTGACAAATCAGTGATCGACCTAGGCCAACCGGACGGTTGGGCCGCTTTCGCGTGGGTCAAAGATGGCTCTGTAATGGTTCAGGTTGGCTGCCAGTCATTCTCTCTTGCTGCCGGTCGTGATTACTGGCGCGGCAAAGCAAAACGGCGCGAAGTGATGGCCGCTCTGGACTACGCAGAATCTGTTGCAACTATTCGCGGGTGGATTGCCGAAGATAAAAAGGCTGCGGCCTAACAACCGGAGAGAGAGATGACAGAAACAAAGTGGGATGCCCGTAAAACGCCCTCGACGCGCTCGTGGTTCATCGTGAATTCAGACACAGGTGGATTGATTTGCGAATGCGACTACGAGAATCACGCCCATCTTATCGCCGCCGCGCCGGAGTTGTTCGACGCCTGCGAATCAATTTGCGGAGTTTTTGAAGGCGAAGAAGATGTACCGAGATATGTAAAAAAGGCCCGCGCCGCACTCGCCCGCGCAGGAGGTCAGTGATGGGCAGCATGAGCTATTGCAGGTTTGAAAACACCGCGAACGACTTGCGCGACTGTCTGGATTGGATGAATGAGCGCAATGACCCTGAAGCGGAATTGCAAGAGGACGAGGCAAAGGCGTTCAGGAGACTGGTAAAAATGTGTGTGGAAATCGCTAAAGATTATGGTGATGTATGAACGGGGTCAAGGTAGGCGACCGCGCAGTAATTATCAAATATCCATGCTGCGGTGAGCATTTGTTTGACGTGATGCTAGTGACGGATATTCAAAAGGTGTTCGGCGGTAATCGCTACATTATTCGGTGCAATGCGTGTGGCGGTGATTCGGAGTTTTCTGGAGTATTGGCGATAGACAACACTGTTCCGTCTGGCCTCACCTACGTAGTCAACTGCCCTATTGAATGGCTCAAGCCGCGCAATATCAAAATCGAGGACGAAGAAGTAATCCGCGAAAAGGAAATCGACCATGCAAACAATTAAACAACGCAGCATGATTAAAAGCGCCAATGAATTCTACGCTGGCCGAACTGAATACCGCGAATCTGACTATAGGTTTGCGCGAACCTGTCCCGGCTTTTATCCAGAACCAGACGCGAGACTAGGCGACAAGGTTGTTCTTGGAGTCTCTGTCGTGATCGTTGTTTGTTTGATTTTGTTGGCGGCTAGTGGGGTTGCTGTATGAGCGCCCCCGAAACCCTCGCCCAATACGAAATTGACCGCGCTCGTGAGCATGAGCCCAAGCCAGTGACATACGGGCTGGCCGAAGTAATCGGCATAGACCGCCTTGAACACGAAATACATGCCAAAGTTGTCGCTGAGTTAGGCGAGGACTCTATCGTTCACGGCTGCATCTATGACTCCGAGGTTGATCCTTCCTCCGAGTTGGCGCGGTGTTTCAGAAGTCTTAAAGCTGCCCGTAGCGGAAACAGTATTGCGCTGGACGCTATCACAACGGCATTAACTCAGTTGCATGGCCGCATGGATTCATCGCGGCATGAAGAACGGTTTGGTGAAATTTACGATTCACAGTGGAAACCTGAAAAGGAATGATGATGACCGACGATTTTAAGGCTGGCATGATGCGAGCCGCAGAAATGTGTCACAAAAATTCTGACGCATGTAGCGCAGAATCGAAAAAGCTGCCCGACGCTCTGGAACAAAATTGCATGGCATCGTCCGCTATTGCTCTGGCGCAAATGGCTGTGGAGATATTGCAGGCCGTGGAGCAGCGGGCATGAATGACATAGTAAAGAATCTCCCGGCGCTTGCGATGGACGACAAGCAACTTATAACCGTTCTGGAGAACTCCCTGTATCCCGGCGCACAGCCGACAAGTATTGCCTTGGTCGTGAGTTACTGTAGAGCGTCAGGGCTTGATCCGATGATGAAGCCTGTTCATATCGTTCCCATGTGGGACAACAAGGCCGGCCGCATGAGGGATACCATCATGCCGGGGATAGGACTTTACCGCACACAGGCGGCACGTTCGGGCCAGTATGCGGGAATGACTGAGCCTGAATTTGGCCCTGACATTACCGAAAAGGTTGGAGGGGTAGAAATCACCTACCCGGTATGGTGCAAGGTTACGGCCAAACGCGCAATGCCTAACGGCGCTATCGCTGAATTTCCAGCAGTTGAGCGGTGGAAAGAAAACTACGCAGTCAAGGGCGGCAAAGAGAAGTCAGTCGCCCCTAATTCCATGTGGACGCGACGCCCCTATGCTCAGTTGGCTAAGTGCGCAACGGCACAGGCGCTACGAGCAGCGTTCCCAGAACTTACAGGTTCACAGCCGACAGCGGAGGAAATGGAAGGTAAGGAGTTTATCGACGTTACGCCAAAGACCATAACCCCGACTACTGGAGCGGCTGAAAACGTACCGGAAGAACGCCGCGCCGAGATAATGGAACTGTCCAGCAGAATGAAGGCGTTTCTGAATGACGGGGCCGTGGAAGATGCTGTCTTGGAGGGCGAAAACGCAGGACTTGACTCGGACGAAATGATTTTCCTATGGACGTACTTCGATAGTAAGCAGCGTAGCGCCATGAAAAAGGCGAGCAAAGCCATGAAGGAGCGATTCAGTCCCGTCGATGAAGTGAAAAAGATTTGTGCCGAGGCTCTGGAAATTGATGATTCAAATACTGCATACATCAGGTTAGATGATGCGCGTTTGCTGTCGCAAGAAATGAACGACGAGCAAAAGGCGATGGCAATAAAGGAAATCGACGCTACGACGAATAACATAAAGGCGCGGAAGGCGGCATGAACAAACACGCCATTAACCTGACGAACATACACAGGCAACTTGATTCCTTGCAGAAATGGCTATCTGCAAATGGCGCGGAAGTTCTCACGCCAACGAATGAATACGAAGTACTGCGATTCAAGGCGGGCGGGATAACCTCCATCGTTTACCGTAAGGGAACTGGTGGCATTACATTAACAGGGCAATCATTGGAAGCGATAACCGCATTTTTTACCGCGAAATCGTGGCGTGCTGCGGAGCCAACAAAACGCCGCAATGTAAGCCCTCATATAAACACCGTAATAAAGCGCGACGGTGATCTGTGCTTCGCATGTGGATGGCCGGTGTCGGATGGCGACGCATCAATTGACCATCTCGTACCTATTACACACCAAGGCCCGAACCACATAAGCAATTTCGTTCTGATGCACGTTTCCTGCAATCAACACTGCGGGCATATGAGCGCAGCGGAAAAGATAAAAATGCACGTTGAGTGGCAGATTGCATCGGCTGGGTTACGGAGGGCGGCGTAGATGCTCGACCTCATCGACACCCTACGCCCCAGCGAAGCGCCAGAAGCTACTGACGCCCGCCATGTACGGGGAATTATCTCGCCACTGGACTTCACCACGAATCCGCGTCTGGCCAATGCCTCCCTCAGACGATGGAGCAGGACAAACAAACAGCCTGCGGGGAAGCGTGAAGCTGCGGTAATTGCGCGCAGGGAGAGAATCCTATCAATCCTAAAATCTGGTAAACGAATGACAACGGAAGAAATACGTCTGCGATTGCGAATAGCGCGCACATCTGCCAGAGGTGATTTAAGGGAAATGCGGGAATCTGGAATTGTTAAGTGCGATCCGCCCGCCTCGGCTGTGAGTATTGGGCAGAGCGAACGGGTTTATTTTTTGTGAGGAATGGATATGAGCAAACTCAAGAGACTTCACGAAGATGCCGCAGCACAGCAGATGCCCGAAAGCGCGAGCCAAGGGGCAGGCCCAATACCTGAAACATCATCTGCTGTTGCTGCGGCCACTGCAACCGATCCAGCGCCAACAATCACAGCCGGGACTATGGAAGATAAAGTGAAACCTAGTGTTGCACCATTTTCAGTAACTCAGACATGGAATAACGCAACCGAGCCAGCGCGTAACGAAGGTCACTCTGCGTTGCGAGTGAAGGCCGGCAAGATAGAAACATTTGACCCGCATCCGAAGTCCGAGCCAGCGGCGGGCGGTGAAACGCCGGAGACGGATGCGCTACGGCGATCTGGTAACGACGAAGATAAAGCGCACGGACTAGATGACCTTGGGCATTACATGGCTGCCACAGAGCGCTATTCCGATCTGTGCCGCTCCTTGGAGCGCCAACGCAACGCGCTACAGGTCGAACTCGCCGCAACGAAGCGCGAGCTTGCCGACGCCAAAGCAGACGCTAAATCATGGGCGGATCAATGCGGCGAGCGCGTAAAAGATTGGGATGCTATGCGCGAACGCGCCGAGAAAGCCGCGCGCGAACTTGCCGAGTTGCGCAAGTCGCTGGATGAGGCGAAGGTGGAGTTTCCGCTCATTGAGTGCGACATATGGTCTGACAGAGGCCATCCCGCCGTAAGTGAGAAGCAAGCTAAATCTATCCGCCAAGCCGCCATCGCCATCATCGCCAAGCAGAAGATGGAGATTGAAGCGTTAAAGGCAGAAAACTTTTCTCTTGCCGCTCATCAGTGCATTGTTCCAGGCGGATTGTGCGGCGACGAATACGGAAATCAGTATTGTGCATTGGAGCGCAAACATGGCAAAGGTTGAAAAAATCTATGCAATAGTAGGGGCACGCATTCGCAAGGCGCGGATGGCGATAGGAATGCGTCAGGATCAACTGGCATTAAAAATGAAACTTGAGCGCACAAGCATCGTAAATATCGAGCGCGGTAAGCAACGCATCTATTGGCATTACGTTCCTGCATTCTGCCGCGCCCTAAAAATCACCCCGCGCCAACTTTGCCAAGGGCTGTTCAAATGAGAACCGTCACCATGTATCGTGATGACAGCACGGTTCAGGTCGTTTACGAAAACGTGAAGGCCGTCTTTTGGACTGCCAACAATACCGTTCTTGTAGTGTCGCAGTTTACCAATATGGATACCGGAGCGCATCGGTACATACACTGGCCGCGTGAACGTATTTGCTGGTTTAAGGACGAGCCTGACGCCGCCCGAAACGCAGCCAAGGAGGGGAGAATGGATAGCTATCGGTTAAACCGCAGCGAATTGCTCTATGCAAAGCCGCCGTATTCCTACGAATTTATCGCAGCCCGCAAGGATGATAAGTGGCGCATTAAAGACTCGCAGGACAACGCGGTTGGGAGCGCCAAAGATGAAGAATCTGCGCAGCAAGCGGTCAGAATATTAAATCTGGGGTAATGAAAATGACCGACAAATTATGCGCACGGGCAGAGGAACTTGCTGCCCCTGTATGGCAACAGTTCACACGGCAGATTGAGCGGCCTATGGTTGAAGCTATGCTCGCCTTTGCCGCCGAGCAGCGGGCCGAGGCGATTGCGGAGGCGGTAGATCTTCTCAACGCTATGGCAAAACAAAAACAGAGCGATTGGGATGCCGCAGTGAATCGAATTATGGCAGAAGGCAAGAGCGTTTATTCGACAAATTGGGGGCCGGCATATATGTCTGAAGCGGCCGAAGCAATCTCTCGCCTAGCCGAAAGTCCTGGTGCTGTGGCCGGTGAATTATTCTACCTGCAAGACTCTCGTAGTTACGTCGGCAACGATGTTCTGTGGTGGAAAATTAACGGCAGCGGATACACGACAGATTTGCGGGAAGCGCAAGTTTACACGGCAGCCAACATCGCATCATTTAATAGAAACCGTGACACCGACATTGCATGGCCTAAGTCATATATCGACAGCAAGGCACGTCCAGCGGTTGACTTTCAAAGTCTCGATAAAGCCATGATATCCGCACGGAAGGAATGATGATGAATCCACACGACGATTACAAACGGCTGGATATACCAGCAGATTCATACTTAGAGCCTTGTCCTGTGTGCTCATCTAATGGAGAGTTGTGGGAATACATCACTGGCGCGGGCGATGCCAAGAAGGTTGTGATGTGCTCGAATGGAGATGCGTTCTGGCCGCAGGAGGGAATGGTAAATGAAGGCTGCCTCCTTTACATGCCGCCGAGCGGTTTTTACTCACCGCGTAAGGCCGGGGCAATCAAGTATTGGAATGACTACTCGAAGGCATTAACGAAACAGAGGAGAAAAAGAAATTGGGAGCGCCATAACAACGGATTTTTTCGTAATGGACATCTTACAGATTGCGACATGAAATGAACGCCATATCCGAAGCACAGCGAACCATAGCCTCCCCGCACATGATTTTCGACCGGCAGCACTACGAGCGGGTTATTGCGGATTTGCTCGACCCTTTGGCCGGGATTGATAATCCTACGCCGCAGGATGTGCTGGACGCGGTTCGGACGGTTCATTTGGCGTTGGCGGGCGAATGAGCGAAAAACCCATATTGTTCAGCGGCGCTATGGTGAAAGCCATACTCGACGGGCGCAAGACGCAGACTCGGCGTGCCGTGAAGTCGTTTAAGCATTTCGTCCCAGCGCTGAACTGCGAAATGGATTGCATTAAGGATCGTGACGGTATGCCATCGCGGTTAGATATCGCGCCGGACAATTGGGACTGTTGCCACTACGGTCAACCCGGACACCGCTTATGGGTGCGCGAAACCGGATGGGAACGCCCATACCGCACTACGAAGATGATGCGCGAGGGCGCGGACACATGGGAGCCGTACTACTACGACGCCGACGGATATGACGACAACGATGGAGATCAATTCAAGTCATGGGGATTCAAGCGCCGGCCATCTATATTCATGCCCCGCTGGGCGTCGCGCATCACGCTTGAGATTACCGACGTTCGCTGCCAGCGGTTGCAGGACATCAGCTATGAGGACGCCGTTGCCGAAGGTTTCGGGTATGAGGAAGATAGATTCGAACATGTCGTAAACGGCGAAACATTCGAACAATGCTCGCGACGATTGCGCTGGCCGCAACGCTCCTTTGAGCTGCTATGGGGGAAAATCAACGCCAAGCGCGCGCCGTGGGCGTCGAATCCTTGGGTCTGGGCAATTTCCTTCCGTCGCGTTAGGGCCGCAGAGTGAGTGACGTTCTGCGCGCAGCTTTCTGCCTTGCCGACTTGGCCTTGATCGTACTTTGGATCACTGGTCAATATATTTATCGGTGGATGTAATAAGTAACATTTTTAACTAACGAAAGGAACTGAAATGAAACCAGCAATCGCACTATCCGCGCTACTTCTCGCCGGCTGCGCCATCTTCGATCCCCCTCTGGTCATAAACGAACCGATTGTCTCAAGCTGGAAAATTGAAAAACCAATCAGCACGCCGGCCGCTGGAAAATATGGCGGTTACTGGACTTGCAGCGGCAAAAGCAAGGTTCCAAACCCGCCAGGCTTCCGCATGGTCATCGTTCAGGCAAAGACGCCATGCGGCGACTCACCGGCCTGCGCATTCCCTGATTTCAATGCGATATTCGTTCGGTCAGACTTTACCCGCGAAGTGCAGGATCGCATGGTTGACCATGAACAGCTTGAACTGGAAGGCTGTAGCCACGATCCGAAGCCATCAAATCGAATCGTCTACGACCTTCAGGGCAACTCGATTGATTTTCCGGTGACGTTGCCGGTGGTTCGGGCGGCGCAGTGATGGCATCAGAACTACCAGAGCAATGCTCACACGGCAAGAACTTCAAGGAGGACTGCCCTGAATGTGAAACCGTGTGGGGCCGCAGCTTTATGACCGAAGAACAAAAGTCACTTGCGGTTTTCTACAACGTGAACACGAAGGATGAGCTTATCGCGGCGCAGGCTCATCACGTTGAGAAATTGCAGGCCAAATTACCGCCGCTTCGAGACGAGCAACCACGTAGGGTAAGGGAAGGCTAATGCACCCCGCCCGACGCCTAGCAATTATCTCGTTTGTCGGGATCTGCGCTATTCTTTTGGCGCTGGTGGTGGATTGGTTTCTAAGATAAAGTATAACTGCGAAAGGAGTAAATATGAATCAACATAAACAGGCTGCCATCAATGCAATACGCGCTACGCTGGGGGATGACTTAGCTCGCGCAAAGAGCGTATGGAGGAACTGCACTCCAGATCAAATGAACTTGCCATACGGACAAAGCGGTAAGACTCGCGCCGAACTTCTTGCGGAATGGCAAGAACACGCAGACAAAACAGCCGCCACGATTAAATGGCTTGAGTCTATTCCTGACTAGACCGACCGATAATGAATCTCTCCCGCGCTTTAACTATTCGCTTATTCTTCTGCATAAGCGTTCTACTGATGGTATTGATAGTAGACGATTGGTGGATACGCTCTTTCTGGCTGGCCATTCTGTTTTTAGCGGCCGTTACAGTAGAGTTGTTTCTGAAATGGAGAGACTATGACTGACATTGAAATGGTACGGGCGTGTGCGCGGGTGATGGGAATTGACACGCGAGATATTAACGGATACCCGTATGTGGCTTGCGAACACTACCTAAGAGACACTAGCGACGAAAAGGGGGCGCTTAAAATTTATTCTCCGCTCACCGACAAAGCGCAGGCGATGGACTTGGTGACTGAATTACGGCTTTTCGTTAAGCCTTGGCCGCTACGTGGTTGTGATGGATGGATCGTCGGTGACGAGAACGAGACAGCGGAAGGCCGAGGTGAAACGCTTCTGCGCGCCATCTGCGAATGCGCAGCAAATGTTCAACTGGCGAAGGAGGGGAAGTAGCTGATGTTAGTCTTTAAACGCTCAGACGATGCCTATGTCAAATCGCTGATTGTTGTTCATTGGGCGGCATGGATTCTGGGTGGGCTATGCTTGTGGGCACTTTGGACGCTGCTATGACGGATTCTCGCAACGCACGGAAGGAATAATGATGAACCGCAGAAGTTTCTTAACCGCCTGTCTAGCTACTCTCTCCGCGCCCGCAATCGTCCGGGCTTCCAGCTTAATGCCCTTGTCCGTCAGGCTTCCTATCCTTTGGGGCGACGGCCTGCATGATGATACAGAGGCTTTTCACAGGCTTTTGGTTAGGGAAAAGATCCAGTCACAAAAAAATGTCTTTTGGCGCGACAACACACTGTATATCCCAGCCGGAACCTATTTGGTAAATTCGGCTATTGATTCGCATCTAAAAGGAGATGGCAGAAAGACTGAGATTAAAATCTCTGGCGATCCAACTACAAATTCGCTTCCTTTTCTCCAACCTAAATCTAAAATAGAGAAAGCGTTTATTGATCTTTATCCGCAGAACGCTTCCCCGAAGAACTACTGGTGGCCCACTTGATCCATTCCAGAAAGGTTTATATTGTGATGGGAAATACTGGCGAGTGCTCAGACTACCGCCAGTGGCCGGTCGATGCGTGGCTATCGGAAGATCGAGCCAAAGCCAGAGTCATTGAACTTGAGCATTTGTTGCGCATTAACCTTATTTCCAGCAGCAATCTATCCAAAGATCACAAACAGAGGGCCGCAGGAGTTAAGGCCGTGAAGTCTGCTCCAAACGGCGACCCTATGCTTGAACTTGACTGGTATTCAGCAGGTTACGAAATTATGGAGTGCGAGCTAAAACTTGAGGTGGCAACGGCGCTACCAGCCCCTGACGTTCCTCAAGCTCGATAATCAGCAGATTCCGCTCAGTCACAACGTAGTCGATTGCGCGCCATAAATTAAGGTGAGGCGGCGCACCGTATAAAGCGCATTGCGATAAGGCCAGCGCGATCTGCTCGCTTTCCGTTGGGGCATGGGGAGCTACTTCGCGGACTCTTGCGTGGCCCATTTGATCCACTCCCGCACGCGCGACGCGCACTCCGCATACAACCCCGCGATAACGGTAAGCGTCACAGCCAAGTCATCGGCCCTCGCGCTCGCCGGTTCCGGTAGGGGCTGGCATAGCCCCAGGCTTGGCGGATTTCTCGGGATCGTTGGCGAGTCGGATAGCGTCCCGCACGCCGTTAAAAACAGGATCAGACACAGCACACTCAGTAGGATTTTCACGTACAGCCCTCTCGACAGTTAAAACACGGTCGCGGAACACGGTGCGGACTTCCTGCCGCTCGTTCTCGGCTTCCGCCTCGTTCTGCATATCCTCGACGGCTTGGGCGTGCGCTTCGGCCATTTTGGCCTTCAGGGATTCGCCGTAGGCGGCCTTGTCTGCGTTTTCCTGATTCGTCGCGCCTGATTCGTAAGAGTGCCAGCAGGACAACGCCCAAAGAATTCCAACAGCCAGAAGCGCGTATGGATTAGGCACCGCCGTTGCCGCCGATAACTACCTGCCACGCCTGATCGTAGAAAGCATCCCACGATTTACGATGCGGCATACCAGGTCGCCATGCCTCACGGTACTGTTGCCATCCTTCCTCCCGCTCGTTCTGCGCCGGCAGCTTACCCGGCAGCGTATAAAGCAGCAGCCGCGCAAAGCAGCAGGCCAGAACGTCATCGTTAATAATCGCCGTGTAAACGTCCCTTGGCAGAGCCGGGATGCCGCGATTGTTGCAGACGAATACCGCAGATCCACGCGATACCGGATGGCGCAGCACGTCGACCACGCCGCCGCCCTGCTCAAACTGCCAGTAACCATGAGCAGGGCCACCATTATTCTGCACTCGATCGGTAAAGCGGGATTCCTGCAACCCGATGGCGAGCAGCATGGCTTTAGCTGCAAGGCTGTTATGCCCCGGCGACAGCAGGGCGAAGGCTTGCGGGAAAATCTCGTCGTTTATGCGTTTCAGGTCGCTCATTCGGTCAACCTCCTGAATGCCTCGTCCTCGGTCATCCCGTAAGCCCGCGCAGCATCAATCGCCATGCCTCCGGCCGTGTATCCCGGATACATCAACTGCACCCGTAGCGCCTCAAATTCACACATTAGCCGGTAAGTCTTGCTGATCGAGTTAAGGATAGGGTGAAGGAAAAACGTCCTATACCCCTGCCATACGTGCGTCATTTCGTGCGCTAGTTGCCCCTCGTTGTAGCCCTCTGGCATCGTGACAAACATCGCCAGCGTGCGGCCGTAGACGCCTTCCGGCAGAGCGCCGACTTTGATGAAGGCGGGGAAGATTCCGTAGACGAAGCGAACCATCACCCTTTACTCTCAGAAAGCCCGTCAGCCTTTGCCGCAGGAACAGTCCCGTCTGGAAGTGGGGGCGCTGGAGTAACTGGAGTTGCGTTCGGAACCGCATTAGCCACTACAGCAGCAGCAACAGCGGGGGCCTGCGAAGCAATGCCAGCCACTACGCTATCAGTCCGCGCAGACCTAGCAATATTCGCTTGCTGTGCAGCCTCCGCACCTTTGCTGCCATCGAAGTAGTATTTAATGACTCCAAGCTGAATACTGCTCATAATTCCAGCGAGTGTATAGAGTAGCTTTTCGTTAGCCTCCGGCACAGGCGCTTGAGTCAGTATATACATCATAGCCAGATAGCCCATCGTATAGATTATTGCTAATCCATCTCGGGCGGCGGACGTTTCTGGCAGTGGTGCGCGCCGTTCTTCCATGCTTACCTAAACGAAACCACCGGACTGCCAGTAAGGAATCCGAGCAGCATCACAATCAGAATGAGTGCCGCCACAACGTAGATAATCGTCGTGATGATCTTGCCGAACGGTTCAGGAGGTGCCACCTTACCGACAATGAACAGCAGCAGCCATATTACCAATGCGAAGATCAACAGATAGACTACCAATTCCACAAGGCCGGATAGTGATAGGCTTACAGCGGCCAATGCTAACGGTGAGGCAAGAGCGAGCATTAAAGCTAAGGCATACTTCATTGTGATTCCTTTACGTTGTTTCCCTGAAGATTTATCTATTTCTCAATTTGTCTCGTAACTGCTCAATCTGTCCGCGAAGATCTGCGATGCTACCTACTAAGCTATCAATGCGAACTAATGAGGCAGCGTTAGGGGCAGCCAAGGCATGAACGCTGGTAGTGACCCCATCAACGCGAATTTCCAATCCACCTACCCTGCGCGCTATATCACGCACCTCTCCGGTAAGCCCCGCTGCCCACCACACCACGCCTATCGTCTGCGCGAACATTGTAAAGATCAACGCGGCCGGAACTTCCTTGCCTATGTGCCAGCTTTGGCGGTTATTCTGCGTCGGGCGTTGTGCCATTTTTCAACTTTTCTTCCGCCGCTTTCAGCCTCGCCTGCGTCGACGCCAGTTCACTAGCAAGAGCAGCCCCACGATTGCACAGCGCTGCAATTTGTAGCTGAATTTCCTGCTGCCTCGCATACTCGCGAATATCTAGGTCTGTTGGTTCGCTCATGGTTGATCCTTAGTTATGCAGACACCACGCCCAATTGCGCGGAAATCCAGGTGTTTGCAGCGGTGAAATAATAGATACAACGCTTTGCGTTGGTCAGTGCAACTCCGGTTGCTCCTGCGACACCGTCAATTGTTTCGGAAGCTGATGCGTAGACTTGCACTAGGTTCGCCCCAGCATTAAACACAACGATTGCCATTCCAATGCTTCCAACTGGCAAGATAACGCCTGTGCCTCCTGCCGCTGTCGTTATGTTGTTCGTTGTGGCGGCGAGCTGTAGTGCGGTAGCGCGGTCTGTTCCTACAGCCGTTAGCGCATTGCCGACGCTTGCTAGGTAGTACTTTCCTGATAGGGTTCCAGCTACGCTTGCGGCCGCGCCAGTCCCAAACCCCATAACTCCAGCGGCAAGGCGGGAAATTCCAGTATCAACCGCCGCAGTCGCATCATTAGCGTCAGTTGACCAAGTGAAAACACTGTCCCTGCCTATTCCAGTTGCAGCAGCTTTGAAGGATGTTACATATTTAGGGCCGGACAGAGCCACCCATATAAAAGAACCGTTAAAAGCAATTCCAGCACTGTCGCCGAACGAAAGGTTGTATGGGTTGACACCTGTTCCGCTAATACCTAAGTTGCCTGTTTTACCGACGCTTATTAAATTCGTAGTTCCTGCTGCTCCTCCCAAAATCTGCAACGGCAGAAACCCCGCCGCGCTCGTAGTGTCGGTGAACACAAACTTAACGCCAGTGGCTACCGCTGCGTTGTTGTTTGTTCTTGTTACACTTAAGGCGGCTACGTCTGTTGTTGCGGTGCCTGCGCCAATAAATACGCCCTGTCCTGCCGTAGTCCCGAATGTGAGATTTGCGGAATCAGCTAGCACAGGGCCAGCGGCTACGTATAGAATTCTGCCTGCGGTGCCACTGGTTACTGTGTCGCCGATAGCGATGCCGCTAGATCCTGATGCTGCAGCTACTGCTCTAAGCATGATTATTTGTCCTTTTCATACCCACTGATTTTTTACGAACTCATCGAACGACATATAAGACCATATCAACGTGCATCCGTTGACACCGGACCCCAATGTGTAATTTACATAAACGTCGCCAAATAGCAGATTGGCATTGTTCAAAACATCAATTCCAGTGCCATCGAACTGCGCTACCGCCCCAGCCGTTGCGAACCAGTTTCCAGACATTAAGGCGGTTGATTGCAACCAGGCATTAGCTGCTACTTGGGCCACCCCTGTAAAAGACGTTGGACCTTTTGGCTTAATTAAAAATATCTTGCTAATATCTATCCCTGCCCCGAGATGGCTGCCAAGAATATTTACCGTCAGAATCTTAAATCCGCTACCGTCAATCGGAATGCTTCCGACAATTAGATTTACAGCTACCCCTGTTCCATTCGCCAAAGTTACCTGCGCCGTGGTCGCCTGAGTAGTCGGCGTGAGGTTGAATTGCTTTGTCAGAATCCCATCAATCAGAACGTAAGTAGATGGAAGTGTCGAACGATAGGTTGGATTGCCATATTGGTAAAACTGCCCGCGCGCAGAAACAAGCCCTGGGCCATTAAACACAAGAGGCGCAGTTGAGCATTGAACTTCATTCCAGATATTTAGATTAGAGCTTCTGATTGTTCCGCTTGTATCGGCGTAGATAATCGTAGTGTTTGCCGGGCCTCCACCAGCACCAATAGACCAGGTTTTTATATTTATGTCTCCGTTATAAACGGTGGCCGGAGTCCCAATGTAAATACCTTGTTGATCCTCTTGGATCAACAGTTCCACATCATTGATATAAAGGCCATGATAGGACTCACCTGGAGTTGCATTGCTTCCCGCAACGGCAATTCTTTGAAAGCAGCCGCTGATGTAGCAATGAGTAATTGATGTGTTCTCAACCGATGAAGTTGGCGTATCGTTATTCAGCCAGATTCCGACCTCCATATTCCGAATGTCTAGGTTATGAAGCTCAGTCCCGCACGCCTTTCTGATGCGTATTCCAGTTCCGTTGTAACAATGACCGACGGTGTAAGTTGGGTTTGACGCTGGCCGAATAGCGAAGTCCCTTAGATGTGCGCCCCCAATACCAGCGCCGCCCGATGTCGTAGAAACAACATCTATTAATGGCTTAGTAGGATTCCCGCCCGGACCAATGCCTGTTCCCGTAAGAGCATTTATAAATACCGTGTTTTCCCTGCCGTCGCCTTGGATGGAAACGGCGAACTCCGTAACGCTTGATCCTGTAGTAGTCAATGTGTCGGTGATGAGATAACTACCCGTTGGGCAATGCACCAAACCATCGACGCCTTTTACAGAGTTGATGGCGTTTTGAACTGCGGTAGTAACATCAAGCGATAGCGTTCTCGCCTTAACATCAGCTATCTGAGCGGCGGTCATAAAATCAAAAGCACTTACTATCTGCCTGTTTTTTGTCTGCAGAGTTGTTGCTACGGCACCCGTTCCGGCCTGAATAAATCCCACTAAAGACGATCCACTCGAAGCCGCCAATGCCGCTGATATAGGCGGCTGGATGCCGTAAACATCGTGATACGACATTAAGACATTTCCATCCACGTCCTTAATGTCGAAACGATAGGAAAGCCCGTCTGTAAGCCATACCTCATGCGGTGGACGGCCGTATGCGTCCAGTTCTATAGGATTGTCGTTAGCAACATTCCCGGCAGAAGTCGTGTATGTGGCTTGCGGAGTTGTTCCGTTGGCAGCATAGGTATTGATGAATCCGCCTTTGTTCGGTAATCCACCATTGGTAAAGCTCTGGTAGGCTATGCCTATTGTTGGCGAGAGGGATACAGTCATTTCTTGCTTTCGCCTTCTATGCGTTTGTACTCATCCTGCGAAAAATACACAGGGCGCTTTTCAAAAACGCGTTTTATGATCCATGAAATAAATATCCATTCGGTCATGGCTTTACTCCTTGTGACTTCGCATACACCGACTTTGCATAATCCGGGTCCATCAGCATTCTATTAAGCTCTCCTTCGTATTTTACGGCTCGCCCTTTATTAATAAATTGCTGCGTTACCTCTATACCTGCCGCCCCATGCGAGACAACAGGAACACCGGAGTATTTCAATTTATTAACCAGCCATTCAATTCTTGAGCTTAATTTACTTTGCGCTGCCTGCAATTGCGCGGTCTGCGATCCAGTAATGCGCGCCGCAGACTCGACGTTTTGCTGGCGTACAACATCTTCCGCAAGTGACTTAAGCGTGGATATCTCGTCCTTACTAAGAATGTTCGACATCTTAGCGCCGCTGAATTTGGTTGCCAGTTTTGCTGTCTGGTCTGGATGTTCAAGTGCCTTAACGAACTGTCCTATGGTAGTACGATCGCCTCCATATCCGTTCACCGCAGGAAGTAATTTTTCCTTCAAATACTGCCCTACTTCCAACCTGTTTATAGGACGGCTGGCCGCCTCAAATTCACTCATTGCCTTTGCATATTCTGGCGATAGCTTTTGCATCAACCCGACAAGTTGATCCTGTACGCCATGCAATACACGGACAGCAGTATTGTCGCCAGCCTTTACCGCCTTGGATATCTCACTGTCCAGAGCCATCTTCATATAGTGCATATGCTGAATTGGCTGATCGCTCTTTATGGCTATTCCTTCATTCTTCGCCAAAGCGTCTGCGTTACGTATCGCATCTTGGATAGCAGGCTTTTTGAGTAGATCTCCCATCTCGCGCTTTATTTCCAGCGGTTGCTTAGTAAAATCAATAACTTTATTCTGCGCTGCCTCGTATAGCGGTCTTGTTATTTGCCTGCGCGCATCAGTGAAGTAAGCCATTTCTTCAGGACTGCCAGCGAATTGCTCCATCAATGATGTGCGAGCAGACTGCCTGCCGATACGATTATCTGCGATATCGTTTGCAAGCTCAGTAGATTTAGACTGCTGGCTGCGTTGCAATTGGGCCAATCCAGGGTCTTTAGTAACCTCTGCAAGCGTGGGCTTTGATCCAGGCACTAGCTGCTTGTTTTCGGAACGTAAAATTGCTTCCGGGTCTTTTGCAAACCGCTTAATAGTTTCTAGCGCTGCTTGCTGTTCCCACGTAATGCCCTTTGCCGCTGCTGCCGCTTCTACGGGGTTCGCAACCGCAGTCGCATTCCCGCGCACTGTTACCCCGCCTTCTGGCTTTTGTTGATCCCATGCGGTTGCAGCTTTTGGCGAAACAGGCTCTTGCGGAACAAGTTGCAATGGCGGGCGCACTGCAGCTAGTGGTTGCGTTGTTACTGCCTGCTGTTGTGCAGCCCTAAATCCAACTGGATTTTGTGCCGTTATGTCTATTGGATTGCCTATCTGCGAAATAGGCACGGAAGCAGTCTGCGGACGAGATACGGATTCGCGTACAGTTTCATTTGCAGCAAGTCGCGGCACGCTTGCGGTAGATGATCCTTGTCCGCGCATTAGAAGCGCCGGAAGTGCATTTATAGCCGTATCTACCGCCGTCGCCGCTCCCGGCTTTCCAGTGGCGCGCAGCGTCGCATCGCCAACCGCTTGACCTACCCGAGCAGGCCACGTCAAAGGATTGAATGGCGAATGCATTATGTCTTGAAGTAGTATTCCTCCAGCCGTATCTGGCCTTCCTGTTCCACGCTCAATAGTCGCTCTTGTCGCATCTGCAGCCGCTTCTGATCCACGGCCATTAGCAAGAACGCGCAATCCCTCATAACCACCAAGAATTGACGCCCCGACACCACGCACGCCGCGTATAGCTGCATCCCCTAAATCTGACGGCTGCACCTGTTTTTTAGAAAACGCCTCTGGCGTGGTAGTTGGAATCCTGTCCAATATGCTGCGCGGTGAGTCGGATAGCTTTGGTGGAACTTTTCCAGTTGAAACATTTGCTGGCGAAGAATCCCCGCTCATAGCCGACTCCACTATGTCGGCAAGCCCTCCCTTTTGAGGAGTAAATGCCGTAGCGCGTTCTCCAGACATCAGCGGCTTAGATGCGACACCATCCCCAGACTGACCGCCAACGCCCCCAGACTGACCGCTTAATTCTCGTTGGATAGCCTGTATATTTCCCTCATGCAGCGGCCGGCTCTCTGGCGCCGCCGTAGAAAGCAGCCTGCGCTCGTTTTCCAGTTCCGATGCTAGGATTGCTCGAGGATTGACTGGCGGCGGCGCAGCATCGCTCCTGCGCGATCCTAGAGCCTGTTCTACGGTATCAGACAAGCCCATTACGGCAGCCGTCCAGTAGTTGAAAGCGCCTCAATGTTGCGGGCTTTCTGTATCAGGTCACGCGCGCCCTGCGAATTCTTGCCTCCTACCTGTTTCAAAATATCATCAATAGCAGCACGGTCGCCAGTCTGGGATGCGTTCTGAATCATCATAATGCGCGGATCGTAGTTCTTTCCCCAAGCTTGGTCGAAATCGCGCTTTGCCAGAACGCTTTTTTGAGGATGTGAGTCTATGGCCTTCTCAAGTCCAGGCTGATAAGCTTGCACGCCGGCAGCGTTGGCATCAATCAGCTTTGCGAGTTTCTTGATGGCTGTCGGGTTGTATCCTACAGAGCCTGAAGCTACTTTTGCAGACTCCAGACCAGCGTTAGTGTGCGGCCCCATTCCCTGTGCTTGGTCTATGGCTATACGTTCCAGATACTTGCCTACCAAGTCATATGACGAAGCGCGCTTTTCTGCAGTTCCCCACTCCAAAGCCCCGCCTAGTGCGCTGTTGATCTTCTGGAAAAATGGCCCTGTATTGCCTGTGGCAGATACCTGATCTATTTCCGACAGCACACCCCTAACGTTCTGGCGCAAGTCTTGTTGCTTGACGAACGCATCGCGGGCCGCATTACGCTGCGCCTCCAGCGGGCCGCGCGAGGCGGCATCCTCCGGCGTTACATATGGGATGGAAGCTGGGGCTCCAGAAGCATTCCCAGTACCACCCTGCGGGCCTCCAGCAAGCGGACGAGTGCCTAAAATAGTTCCGTTTTGCGCCTTTGTTCGGATGTATTTATTACCATCTGGGCCTTCTATAATTTCCTCAATATTTTCCGGCCCCACTCCTCTAGGTGCGACGCTCCCCGGAATTGTTGATCCGACAGCGGCTGCTTGCGGTTGAATATTGATAGCCCTGTTTTCTGTTGGCCCATTAACCTGTAAAGGCGTCGGCGTCATAGACGCGCGCTGTTCTGCTAACGATTGAACGCTACGCCCAATCTGCAAAGCAGTTTCTTTGAACTTTGCCGGATCATTAGCCGCGCCCTGCAATACAGTACCAAACGCCTTAATAGCTGGCGCGAGGTTCGGAGATTGCTCGCCAAGACCCTGCAGTCGCTTAAACGCCTCCATAGGAGGCAAATCACCCAAAGACGCAGTAAACTCACCAACGCGCTTTAGTTCATCGCCTTTGAGTGTGTTTAGCGTCTGCTGTGCTGCAGCACTATCCTTGAATCCCTGAATGATTTTAGGGATGAATTCAGGCCCGGTAGTCGGTGCCGCCTTGGTCACGTCAAATATAATCTTGTCGTAATCCGGCGTTCCATCGGCTTTCATAAACTGCCTTGGATTGCTAAACAGGTCTTGAATGCCCTTGCGCTCCTGCAGCTTTATCTGATTTTGCTGTAGGTCTATGTTTCCGCGTTGCAGATTCTGTGACTGATTGGCAAAATTGAGCATACTCCCGATAGTCTTGAAACTATCAGGCGTTTGTATTCCAAGCGCTACCGGATCAGCCATTACCGTAATTCATCAATTGAGGAAGCGTGTACCAACCCAAGGCGTTGTTTGCGCCGCCTGTTAGTGCATTGGTAGCCCCGACAGTTCCGGCTGCCAGAGCTGCGCCTGCGGAGGTCTGTGCTTGACCTGCATTGCCTGCCGCTGCCGTGCCAGCGCCCGCCGTGCTTGCGTTCGCCGTTTGACCAAGGCCCGCAATATTCGAGAGCCGATTGAATATGTTTGTCTGGTTCGCGTTGTAGTTGTTAAACGCCTGTTGGTAAGCATTCCCGGCATAATCCTGCGCAAATTTATTGATGCCCTGCAGAGTATTCCCACTAAGCATCCCGTTTTGCAGATTCGCCGCATTTTTGGTCGCCCCCAAGCCCTGCTCTAGCTGAAATTGATAGTTCGGAGCAAGATTCGTTTTCAGGTCGTTTGCGTCAAATTGATGCTGGAACTGAGGTTGTAGACGTTGAATGTCGGCAAGCGCATTCATTCCAGCCTGACGCCACGGCGCTTGTTGGGCATTGATCGTGTTGAACATGCCGAGATTGGTCATCGCGGCATTATTCGCGGCATTGGCCTGCGTCTTGGCGGCCATGTTTGCGCCAAGTGCCGATACACCGCCACTAAGTAGAGATCCTATGGCATTCGTTCCGAACTGACCGAACATGCCGCTTCCTGCGTTCGTTCCATCAGTTACAGCATTGACCCCGGCAAGTTGGCCGTTTGCCATTTCTTGCCCGCCCCAATTTCCGATACCGCCACCAGCATTACCACCACCTGACAACTGCGATGCGCCTGTAGATAGCGCCTGCTGCCCGAACCATTCAGGAGAGCCAATGCTGTTTATGTAGTTAGTCGCCCACGATGGCATGGATGATCCTGTGCCGCCTACTGTCCCGCCTACCGTTCCAGCGCCACCTGTCCCGCCTACCGTTCCAGCGCCCGTAGCCGCAACATCAGTAGCCGTTGTTCCCGGTGCTGCATCAGCCATCATGCTCCAATAGCTTTCAGGAACCGCGCCTCCAGCAGCTTCCGCGCCTGCCATCCCCGCTCCTATGCCAATCGCCCCAACAGCGGCCATCCCAAGAGCCGGCCCAAGCCACGACATAAGATCGCCCTGCGGCTTGGACTTGAACCACTGTTCCATGCCGCTATTCCAGTTCTGCATATCGGCATTTGATGCAATATACATTCCTGTCGCTGGGTCGTATTGATTCGGTAACTGGTTTCCGTAAAGAACAGGATCAATCTGCCATCTTCCATCAGGCAATTGCTGTGCCTGCTGGTTCAGTTGCAAGCCGTTCTCATCGAGGCCCAAATAATTAGGCGTCATGCCGAATTTGTAAAACGGTTCCATTACACTACTACCTGTTCGCCCATGCCGGTTATAGTAAGAGAGGTTGCCGCGCTCGCGCCGCCCACAAGGAAATCTGTGCTAGTAAGTTTCAATCCAGGCTGAAAGTAAAAGAAACTAGTTGTTCCTGCCGGAACACTTACATCATAAAAAAGTTCTGTGCCTGCGGCGTTCGCCCCGGTTGCACCCAAATACAGGCGAAACGTGATAGCGGTTGCGGCTTTGTTCGTCACCATCAATTGCTTGATGGAGTCGTAGATAAGCGCTGACGTGTTGTTATACACATTTGTCGTATAGGTATTCGTCAGCGCCAGAGGGCCGAATGTGCGTTTAAGTTGTCCAGAGAGAGCCATAATATTTCCTTATATTCCCGCTACAGTCCAGTTTGTGCCGTTATAAAACGCCAACACTTTGTTTGTGCTGCTGCCTGCAATGGTCGCGCCCCATGTGGTCGTGTTGCTGTCTGTCACATAGGCATACATACCAGCAACACCTGTGGGCAACGAAGCGAATGCAACAGCTCCGAGCAGAGCAACTCCTTGCTTAGTGATGTAGAACAAGTCAGTAGAACCTGCGCCGCCAACAACATGAAACGGCTTGAAGGTTGCTGCACTCGTAGTATCATTAAACGTAAACTTAACGCCCGTCGCTACGGACGAGTTATTATTTGTTCTGGTTAGTGATATGGCCGCTACATCTGTGATGGCTGTTCCTGGGGTTATCGTTAAACCCCGCCCAGCCGCTCCCCCGGATTGCAGGATATTTGACCCGGCGCGTTGCAAATAGACTGAGCCTGAAGTCGTTGGACAACTGATATAGGTGCTGTCCACATCGCCGGCAATATTGTAATTTGATGTGCTTGGCGTTGCCGTTGACGTTGACCACATTCCAAACGTAGCGCTTGCTCCGTAATAACCTAAAGTAACACCGCTGTTTGTGCTGCTACCACTTCCAACTGTAATTCTTTTATTTGTGCTATCAAACGTCAGATTAGAACTATCACTTAGTAATACACCGGCAGCTTCAAATAATATTCTGCCAGCCGTTCCGCCTGTTATTGTTGTGGAGTTAATTGTTAATGACAATGCTCCTGCCTGCGACCACGGTATTCCAGGCTCGCCATCCGCGCCGTCCTCGCCGCATATCGTGTATCCGTTCGCTCCGATTGCTCCAGTTGCTCCAGTAGCCCCCGTTGCGCCAATAGCTCCGTCTTGACCGGGAACGCCGACGCCACCGTCCTCTCCGTCTTGCCCAGGAATGATTAGGGTAATTCCATCTGATCCATCACGCCCATTTCTGCCGGGGATACCGTCCATCCCATCCTGCCCATCCTGCCCAACCGGGCCAACACCTAGAAGTCTGTTCTGTTCATTGTTAAACGCCAGAACGAGCGCGGCCAATACTGACCGCATCTGCTGCAGCCACATGAACCACTCAATAGCTAGAAGGCCGGTATCAGGATCGAATACCGGCCCCTGCGGAAATGAAATGTTATCGGTTATCAATTCGCGCCTGCCGATGCGTTAAGTTCAGCAGAAACGACAACCCTATAAACAGGGTCGGTCATCTCAATCTCAAATATCCGGTCGCGTGAATATCCTAAACGCCGCTTTATTGCACGATGTTTGTATCTACCAATCTTCCCCAACTTCAAAGGATGATCGTTACCCCATGTAAAACCGCCGTCATTAGACCAGCGCAAAATGCACTCAGGATCATCCCCCTGTCCAGTTACAAGACCTACTCCCGGCTGAAACTGGATCTGTAGGCTACTAAAAAACTGCCTGTTCAAATCAGAAGTTATATGGCGACAGCGACGAATACATGGGATGGCATCACCGTCGTCTGTGTAGTCCTGCTGTGAAAGTGCATACAGCTTTCCGTTTTCAAAGTCCCCAACTACAATGTCATTACCGAAAACCGTGCAGCAGTTACTACGATGACGGTTAAGGATCCCCATATCATTGCGCCATGCTCTTTTGTGCCAGAGATTGCTTGCCAGATCGAAACACCACGTTACGTTTTCCGTGGGAAACGTGAGAACATAAAACTCATGCCCGCTCTGAGCGTATGAGTAACCTATCGCGTCACTTGTGACGGAGTAGCTCTGAAAGGCGCTTTCAACAGCGAATGTCGAAACCCTTACCGGAGTAGTGGTAGCCGCTCCCCACATAATCACGCTAGACCTTCCTCTGTTATCGAGCGCGAGAAATATTACCGACTCACCAAGTCGTGCTATAGAAGCAGGCGCATCGCAACCGTGCTGCATTGAAGAACCGGGAATGACTGCAAACGGAAACGGGAAAGTGCCTACGTTTACGTGACGCTCGCTAAAGTTCTCGCCTATGACCAATACCTGTCTATGGTCTGCGACCACCGCTTTTATATTGCATGAAGCGCCTATAAGAGAGCCTAGATTCAACGCTCCAGAGGCACTAGAGCTAACGTCCGTGCATCCCCATTGCCTCGTACCCGGTCTGTTATAGATGATGAAGTTATCCAGGATGTCACACACGCCACCCTCAATGAATGGGCCATCAGTTACGGCGCTAAAGTATCCGCTCAAGAGGTCGTAAGCGTATCTATGTTGCCCGTCTGTGAAGTATGCGGAAGTCCCGTTATCCGTGATGCTCACAGGCCCGTTAAACGTTAGCAGGCTTCCTATTACAGCCTTGGAATAGTCCGGCTGGATTAAATAGGCTTCACTGCCGCTTACGGCAATCATTTCATTTCCGCCAGGTAGCGTATGAACACCCCTTACTTCCGCTACGTCTAACTCTGCTCTTGTTACGGTTCCCGGAGTCGGGTAAAGGGCCATTATTCCGCGCTCGGCCGGCCCTTTTTCTGAAGCAGGTTTTTTTGTTGGATCAGTCTCGGGATACCAATTGATGCAAGATTGGTCATCTTGGGTAATTGATGCCGCTTGGTATGCCGCGCCCACGAAATTAAAATCAGACACGGGATTCCTCCCAATCCAGCTTTGCGCCTTTTTTCAGGTTCTCTAATTTCCACAATGGCCGCTGATTGCTGTAATGAAAAGCAACCTTTTGTTGCTCTGGCTTTGATAGATCAAATGCGGCGAGCGGTATTTTGTGGTCAATATGCCACTCGCTCCTGTTTCCCCAATTCATTCCATTAACGAATTGACGCTCTATATACTCGCGGAAGAACTCATAAGAACATCCAAGCAGTTCGTTTGATCTTGCCGCCTTAGAACGCCCATTAAGAGCGGCGCAAATACGTCCGCGCACATTTGTTTTTAGATGAAATGTAGGATCTATCTTTGTTCTGTTTTTTGAATACTCTCTTGTATATTCCCTACAGTGCTGCCTGTTTTTATCAACCCATTCCTTGTGTTTTTTATAGTGCGCGTCTTTGTTTTTCTTTCGACCAATAGAGGAGCGAACAGCTATTGTTGGCGCATTATCAGAATGATATTTTTTATTGTATTCGCTCACTCTCTGCTTATTATTTTTCTTCCACAAAGCGGCTTCTTCGCGCGCCTTTTCTACGCGACGCGCACGAGAAGTTCTTGCATTAGCCCTGCACTTCTCTAGGAATTCTGGCGATTCTTCTCTGCGTTTCTTTACATACAAACGCATATATTCGCGCTTTTCTTCTATGGATTTCATTGTGTGAACCCACCCGCGAAAATCCACGCCGAATCTGATCTTCTATTCATAGAAACAAGAGCATCATCAAACCGCGCTACCTGAGGAGGCTGCATGTTGGTTCGCTTTACCCACGCCCTGGCCTTGGATGCGTTGTTGTGAAGTTCGGCAATACCCACTTGATTGATAGCCCCGTAAGTGGAAATCAATAATTCCGCAAGGCTAAATTCGATAGCTAGTTGATACCCCTCCGGCAATGTCACTTCATCAGATAGCGAATTGAATTTGGCTAAAACCGTTTCGGCAAACATGTGCATTTCGCCGCTACCGGGAACAGGCCAAAACGTGATGTTTCCTACAGGACTTGATGGCTGATAGTAAAGAATCCTCGGCCACGGACCGTTAAGCGTTTTTAGTCCGATCAGTTCGTATTGCTCTACGTTCACAGGAGTTACTATGTAATCCAGCGTAGACACCCGAACAAAAGCACTATTGATACGCAGCGGGCGCTGGTAATAGGTTGTTATCGTTGTGCTGCTGGCGGTCTGCGAGATATTCACCTGATACGTTCCCGTAGCGCCTGCGCCGGTCAAGAACTTCACTACTTGAGTTCCTGCGGTTACTCCAGTTCCGGTAAGGAACTGTCCTAGTGCGATATTCCCGCTTGGAATAGACGATACCGTGAGCGTTGTTCCTGAGATTGCCCCTGTAAAAGAGCCGCCTATCGTCCCGCCTTGACCTATCGTGTATTTATAGACGTTGTTGGTGAGAGTAAAAATTATTTCCGTGATGTAGTTCACCATGTTCGTAGAATTGCTCCACGTCCCTAACATGGCGTTCAGGCGATTAAATACGAAAGTAGCATCTGCCGGGTCCAATGACTCCCCCGGAGCGAACGCCCCAACCTCGCCCAGAGCGTTCTGTACAAGCTCTAGGGCTTGAGTCATTACCCACCTACACCTATTTGCGCCTTCACAATAGCCGCAGCACCAGATATGCCGCTCATATAGCAGCCATTCGGAACGGTAATAACCTGAATGGTGCTGTGCATGATGAAACAGCAATTGATGACGTTAGACGCGGCGGCAGCATTCAGTTTCGCCTCCGCATCGCTCTGCCCCCATCCGACGACTACATCATCAGTTCCGTCAGTGTTATCAATCTTTACCTGCATGGCGGTTTGAGAACCCGCCTTACTGATAAGCTGGATAGAAGTCGGCGCTGTAGTATCAGCCGTGAAGCTCAACAACGGCCCTTGAGGAGTCCATGCAATCATGGCAACTCCTTTAAGCTACTGGCTCAACGGTAATCGTAATCGCCCCCACAGCGTCTGTTGCCGTTCCGGTAAGGACGTAGCCGATAGAATCACCAGGAACTAAAGTAAGGCTGGCATCTACAGGGACCAGTGTTAAATCCTGATTGGTGTCTGCAGTTCCTGCTACGTTGAATGTGCCGGAATGCAGAAGGGTGCCAGAGCCAACAGCAACAGCGCTGGCTGCCTTATAAAAGGCAAGTGTACACGCCCCGCCACTTCCTGCCACTCTGGTAACGCCCTGAATCGAAACGACGCGGCACGCAATCGGCGCGGTAAATACCTTTTGAGTGACAAGCGCAGCAGTGTAATTAAATGTGATGTATTTACACGCGCTGGTCGCATTTGCTGCGCCAAGTACGCGCCCGGTTCCTACTGGCATGATGGATCTCCTTTAAGCTGCCTTCAATTGTTTGTGCTGCTCGTTTAAATCGCGGTAAAACTGGTCAAGGCTAAGAGTCACAATTTCACTGTGCATCGTCTTAAATTCAATCTGCGGTTCAATCCACAGTTCGCCAATGGCAGACCATCTCTTGCAGAACATCGCATCGCCAGAAATTCCAGGAACGCCACTGAAAAATGCGGTAATCCGGTAATCACTTGCCATCTGCGCGGTTTCATCCTGATACAGCAACTCGGGATGAGCCTCACGCAACTTGAGTAGCGCGCTTTTCTTGATGCGCAAGAAATCCGATGAAAGCACTTCAGCTTTCAACAGCGGATTTTCCCCATACATGACACCCTGCGGCGCACCATCCTTGATGACTGGCGCGGCGCTCCATACCTTGCCGCACAAATGGGCACCCCCTACAACCTCGTGCGTGTTTGTAAGAACACGCAGCATCCCGAGCGGCCCCCACTGCAACTCACTGTCGATAAAAAACAGGTCTGTGTATTGGCTCTCAAGAAAGCGCGCGCAAATGCCGTTTTTCTCTCTGTCCGATCCGGCATCGAAGTGCCACCAGTCCCACTCCACGCCCAATTGCTCAAGGCATCGAACAGAAGCTAAAAGGCTATTGATAAACCTATGACTTGCATTACCCCACTTTACAGGGGTAGCTATCAGCAGTTTTCCAGAGTATCCAATACGAGGCGCTTCCGGCTTATGCTTGTTCCTGATGTATTGCATATCATCGAAGAATCCAGCACGATTGCTCTGCGTGTCAGCACTAAGCTGCGTCTTATCTCCATCCCGCATCCGAATGCAGGCCATCGGCTGATGCTGAACATGAATGTCATGCTCTTTTACGATGCGAATAAACCAGTCAATATCATTCGACGCGGCTAGTTTTTCATCCCAATAGCCCAGCGTTTCGTGTAGCGATCTGCGATAGAGCATGGTTTGCCCCATCAGCATGTTGCCTTCCAGTAGCGTTACTAACCATTCCTCACGCGACCTGTTAGCCGGCTTAGTGAAGCGGTCTACTCCCTGAATCGGAGTTCCATCATCCATCATCGGGAACGGCATACCGAACACGGCAGCCACTGATGGATTTTCGTCAAGGTATGCGGACTGCTTTTCAACCATCCAAGGTAGGAGCAGATCATCAGCCCCAAGCGGGCAAAGATAATCGCCTCTAGCCGCCTTGAATCCGGTATTCAATGCCGCAGATACGCCGCCGTTTGATTCCCTGCGGATAAGCGTAACACTGCTATCCTTATCCACAAATTCACGGATAACAGAAACGCTATCATCCTTTGAGCAGTCATCAACTACGATTACCTCAAAATCAGTAGCCGTCTGGCGCAGCACGGAGTCAATACATTGACCCACGTACCGCGCCATGTTGTAACAAGGGATTACAACTGACGTTTTCACACTTACGCCGCGCCGGTAAAGTCGTACCCGTAAACGTAAACATCAGCCGTAGCAGCGGCAGTGTTAGCCGTGGTAACTCGCATATACAGATTCAGCGTAGTCTGCCGATCCGTGCTGGCAACCGTCATGCTGGCTACCTTTGCGGCCGTGGTTAGCGCAGACAAAGCCGCCGTGGTGACGATAGTAGTACCACCGCCGCTCGGAGCCGTGTAAAGGCCGGCCACTGCCTGCGCAAGACTCGCGCTGGCGTTGGTGACGATTACAGCAGACACGGAATAGTTTTTCGTCGCTATGGTAGGGATGACGGTATCGCCAGCCGTTCCCATATCGACGGCGTATTTATAGGCCAGCAGGCGAATTGCCTGATTGCTGGAAAGGTTCTCCAGCGGATAGCCTGTGGTAGATGCTGGTCCGGGATTGCTCATGTTGAATGTTCCTTAAAAGTTGTTTGCGAATTGACCGTGATACTTTGCGCGAGCTTCGATGGCTACCAGTTCGGCAAGCTCAAAATCGGCAAAGTCACCGATATGCATACGCTTACCATTTACGCCAATTCGCACGCGATACTTCTGCTTGTCTTTTTTCCAGATTACGTTCTTGACGCCTGATGTGTTGTTAACTGGCCTGCGCCGGTTGCACATGTTTTGCGAGCGCGTAGCAAGACGAAGATTTTCTATTCGGTTATCGTGGCGCTTTGTATTTTCGTGATCAACTTTCGCCGGTGCGTTTCCGTGCCATATCCACACAAGCAAGTGCAGTGGGTATGTTTTTCCGTCCACGGAAGCGTATAGATAACCAAAGCTGCCAACAAACCCCGCCACTTCTCCAACTTTTGAGTTGTTGCTAACAGTGATGCGCCTAACTAAAGTGCCGTCACAATAATCGAAAAGTTCGCGGAGTCTATTGGTAGTTATCATCGTCTTATGCCGCAATTAAGCATGCAAGTTCCTGGTATAATGGAGCCCACCCGAACAGCACATCGAAACGCGCCGGGATCTGGTCGTTGTTGATCGTGTATTGCCGAACAACTCGAATCGACATACCGGCCTCCTGTGATGCCGCCCTACCCGCGAATACAACTCCAGCAGGCAGTTCCAGGTCGGCCATCGCCAACGTGTATGCGTTTTTGTGAAACAGCACGTTACGCGGAGACTGAACACCAACACCGCTAGTCCCGATACTGAAAGGAGTTACGGTTGCGGTTGCGGACGTTGATGTAATGCTGACGTTCTGGAATTGGCCTGCGGTGATGATTGCAGGAGCAACAGTGACAGTCCCGGTAGACGATCCGGTGATGGTCATATCCGCCTGAACCACAAAAGGACGCGCCGTTTTCCCGTAAATCTGGCGAGACTGAGGATTTACCGGGAATACGTTTGCGAGGTAAATCTGATCGCCTTTTTTAAGGGTGATCGTTGCTCCGGCCGTAAGCGTAAACGAGCTAGTTTGCGCCCATCCCGTAGCAATGCCGATGCTAGTTGTATCTGCGGTAAGGGTTGATCCGGTAGACGCCCAATAACCGGACGTTTGAGTGTTTACGTTCTGGTCCTCATACCAGTTCATGCCGGCCGAGTCAGTGCCCATAAGCCCGGTTTTGTATTGAGCGCCGATCTTGTCCGCTGGAGTGAAAATGCCTTTCAGCGAGTCAACGATAGTTGCCCCGGTGAACTGTTCTACAACAATCGACCTGTCGCCACGCTTAGGAGCGGCCTCTGAGGTGAGGTAAGCGCCAGCAGTGAGGTAGGTAAGCAGTTGAGTGGGAGTGGTTCCAGCAACGCCGACGATATTGGCAGTGCTGTTTTTCGCCATTTGCAGGCCGATGTAGTCCACTCGGTTAGCGACGGCGGCAACGGAAGGCTTAATGACGTTTTCGGAGAATGCGCCAAGGGATAGGCGCAGGTCTTTAGTGGTGAACGCGGTATCGACGTGGAACTGGTCGCCGTATTTAGTCGTATCTCCGATCACAACCGGAATGCTTGTCTGGTTGTAATCTTCAACGGACAGATTAGGCCCGCTGGTTCCTATGAAACGAGGCGGACGGCGAACGTTTAACGTATCGCCAATTTTCGCGCCATCGACGCCAAAGGATGAGTCATAACTGCGTTTTACACGAGCGCTAAACGTAAGCTCGTTCATCAGCACGTCCAAACTTTCGTTTGTTATCATGCTGATAGTCAGTATCGTATCAGTAGCCACTTTTGATTGCTCCAATAAGTTGAGAAAGTAAAACCCCGTCCTGCGGCTCTAAATCTCATGGAGCAATCACGAATATTCCCTGATGTCGCTCATGTGGGCGGCTTGATGCGCACAAGCTACGCGAAACTTCTAATTACTACATATACTGAACTATCAGTATTTCTGTGTCAATAGCTTTTAGCTATCGGTTGTATTCTAGGCAACTTTTCATCCACGCCCAATACGCTTCCTCTGGAGTGAACCCGCAACCCCAATTATAAGGACGCAGCAGATGCTGCTGACAATTCTGACAGCACCACATGCCCAAAATCATCCGTATACGTGGTTTCATCAATTCATCCGTATTTTCCCAGCCCGTTTAGCCTTCTGGTACTCCTCAAACGTGCCGTGCCACTCGTCCGCGCCTGTCTTTACTGTTGCAACAGGCGTTCCATTGCTTCTCAGTGGAGTAATTGGTGCCGGAGCGCGCGAAATCTCTGCCACGGTCGTTTTTTCGCTTTTTAACTGCGGTTTATCCGCACCCCCCATAGATGATTCCAACTTTCCGAACTCAACCAGCATCTTCCTTACGGTCATTTTCCCTAGCTTTTCGGCAACATCAGGGTTATCAGCTAGGTGAATTAGTATCTCAGGACCGACTTCGCTTTCAAGGATGGCGTCCCTCATGTCATCGGATACCTTGACTGAGCTATTTGTCAGTTTTTCGTCATAGTCCTGTATTTTCTCTCTGGCGGCCTTTTGGCGCGTCTCCCAATCTTTGGCTATACGCGCACGCTCCTGCTCCTGTCGTTGCGTCTCAGCCACTTTGCGGTCATCGTAGCGCGTCTTTTCTGCCGTCCAATCCTTCAGAGCCTTCGCATACTCGGAAACATCGGAAAATTGGGCTGGTAGCGGCTCTGGGTCCAGTTCGTCGGACTTTGGCGGCTCATACTTTGCTCGAAGTTCGGCGGCTTCCTGCTCAACTTTAGCCCTAGCCTCACGTTCCTTCCTTGCCTGTTCCTTTGCCGCGTTAGCTTCTTCCGTCTTAAGGTGCATCCGGTAGCTAAAATCACTTTTAGGCGTCCATTTCCTGTTGAAATAGACTTTCCCGCCATCCTCATCGCCTTCTTTTGGCTCTTTTTCTTGCTCTTCTTCCGCCTTGCTGACGTTTGCTTCAGATTCGGCCTTGAGATTGGCCGCTTTCTGCGCCTCCAACTCCACAAGTTCAGCGGCGGCAGCATCCTCTAATAGAGGTTCTGCAACGCCTAATTGCTCATTGGCGTATTGCTCGAAGTTGTCGGCAGTTACCAGAGTTACTCCTGGCTTGGTGTCACCTGGTTTTGTTTCTGTGGCTTCGCTCATCGCGTTTGTCCTTGTCCTAGCGTTTCTTCCTCGATATGTTTGGCCTGCTGCTCTATGTCCATCATGTTCATTTCATGCTCAAACGTAGCAAGTATCTTGCGCATTTCGTGCGCCTTGTCGGTGTTGCTGGTGAGAATCTTAACGAGTCCGTTTATCTCTGCTACGTTCTGCGCGGTGAGGGCATAGACCTCGGTATCGTGCTGTTTCTGCGCCTGCGTAATCTCCCGCTCGTGCGCGTCGTTCGTTTCCTTCATCAGCGCCCGCTTCGTAGCTCCTTCTTCTTTGATCTGCTGCGCCTGCAACTTGAATTTCTGCTCAATCTGCAGCCCTTGTATAACCTCGCCGGCTTGTTTAAGCTGCATCTGCAATCCCTTGATCTGCATTTGAACCTTTGGCGGAATCTCTGAACCTTCGTCAATCTGCGCCATCGGATTAGCCGCTGCCATACGATCTGCTAGAGTATCGCTACCGTTGAAATCCATCTCGCGGATAATCAGGTCATCGCCAACAGCGGCGACCTTTTCACCCAGAGGCGTATCAAGTAGCTGCATCATCGTGGCAACGCCTTCCTGCCTTAACGTGTCGTATCCTGGGCCGGTTTCCATCACGACATCGTAAGTGCCGACACACACATCATTGAGAACTTTCTCAATAGCGTTCCCTCCTTCGTCTGCGTCCTCTTTTTTCTGGTTGATAGTTACCAGTTGCTCGCGTCCATCTTCCCCAATAATGCGTTGCACTCGCTCAGTATCGAACACAACAGGGATGTAACTAAGCATGATCCGCCACGAGTGCTTTATGCTTCGCGTTAGGTTATCGTAGCCATCGAAGTTAGTGTTCTCGGACTGCGACCGTTCCGCGTTTAGGGTCTTGTCGCTCTTGTGTTGCGCGCCACCTCTTACCGCTGGATCAAATACTCCCATAACGCGCGATAAGTTTTGATTCGCCGTAAACATTGCCTCGATCATTCCTGCTGGGGGCGGTTCTGGCTGAAGTCTCTGCGGCGGCGGAACTGGCTTACCCTCTGAATCTGTGACTTTGTAACGCAACACTGGATTTGGTGAGAGGTTGGCGTTCTTGTAGTCGTTCTCAAACCCTTCGTCTTGTCCTTCAGCTATCAGCCATTTTGCTTTAGGCGCAAGAGCAAGCGATTCAGTAACCGCCGTATTCCAGAAATTGACCATCCTTTGCGGGTCCATCCCGTCCTTAACCAACCCTTGACGGATGCGCCTGCTGTCGATGATTACCGAAGTCCAATACATAGGAACTACTGGAATCCATCGACCGGGTAAGTCCTTTTCCTCCAACACCTCGAAGCTGGTTTGTTTGCGCCACTTAACAACGCGCTTCATGCTATCGCGTTCCTGTTTGACGCCTATCCCCATTCTCAATAAGAAAGCCTGAAACCTTTTTATTTCATCGGCCCACATAACCGAACCATCGTCAAGCATTACTAGCTTCATGGGCTTGCGGTCCAAAAACATATACTCGGCAAGTCTTATGTCCTGCTCGCTCACCCAATCTAAATCACTGTCGCCTGTACCGCGATCACTAAACCCGCTATCTTGAGCGCCTGGATACATTAACTTAAATGAGTCTTTTGTAACCAGATCCGTTATCAACGCCTTCTCTGAGTCACTTCCATCAGGAAGCCTGCTGTTTGGATCAAAGTAAACGCAAAACGGGTTATCAATTACGTCTATGAAAATATCCTGATTGAATGAATCCTCAGAAATGTAATCAGTTCTAAGCCTCCAGTATCCCCAGCCAATCGTCGCGGCGAAGTCGAACGCGGTGTCGTAAGCGTTGTCTGCATCGGAATTAACTTCGACGTGCCGGCCTATTCCGGTAATGATTTTTGCTACTTCTTTATCAGCGCTAGAATCAACTGGCGACGCCTTCCCTCGCGGCCGTTGCTGCCTCTGCGCGTTCGTCACCTTTTTTATGTAGGTGTTCATCTCGTTGATCGTGAGTTGCGGACGCTCAAGACCACGGGATGCTATGGCGTATGCGGGCCATTGGTCGCCGTACCGGAACTGTAAGGCTTTCAGCCCGTTCTGCCGGTTCTCTGACTCGGCATCGTTGGCCTGCCGCAGGAATTCGACGGCTTCTTTTGGATCGCTAGCCACTTACTACGCTCACATTCTTATACGGCTCTGCGGCTGTCGGTTTCTTCGGCTCAATCTCGTTAATCTGGTGCTGAAGGGCGCGGAAATCGGCAATACCTGGAGCGGCGACCACGCTGATAGGTGGCGTATCTGGCGCTTGCGTAGGCTTGAAATCACGCACGGCCTGCGCCCGCAGTTCAATCTGTTCTAGCGCTGCGCGTCCTTCAATAGACCGCTTATCAACGGACTGCGCCTGCGTCCATGCGTCGAAAAACAGTTCTAGCAGTTCTAACTTAGTCATGCGCATCCCTCAATTCATCTATCTTCGCCACCTTAAACTTTTCGCCTATGTCATACAGCTTCACAATTTGCCCGCTTCTAACTTCCTCATTCCTGTATCTGAACTTCCAATGCGAATATGTTGGATTGCCTTGCGCGTCTAACGATACTGGCTGAATGTCGTAAACAGGAACCGCATAGCCTGCAGCGTATATTTCTTGCGGCGTCATCCCATCCACCCGCCGCCAGAATCATCCATGCGCGCCTGCTTTTTCAAACGCACAGAGGCATAGCGGCGCATCATCATTCCGTACCGCGTAGCGCTCATCAGGTCATCGCCAACTTTTACAATTAATCCTTCCTTACGGTGATACAGGCGAAATTCCTCCCACCAGTCGTTAAGGTGAGAAAACACTTTAAGACGCCCTGTTTGCATCCGGTCAAGCATCTCAGCTACACCAGCTTCTACGCCGTTGCTGCCATCCTCAAACGTGGCGCGCTCGGCAAGCATCCGTAATCCATGATCCTTGTATTGTTTAGCAAGCTGCTCTCCGCTGCCTTTGTCATGCTGTAAACCATCATGCGGCCATGCCCACGGCAACCAAGTTCCCCACGGCTTAACTGCGGTTGCGAACATCAGTGGAGTTTGCTCACGAGCGCGATGACAAGCCACCACATGCAGCACGTCGTTATCACGATCCCAAGCCATACGAACGCCAGCGGACGGATGATCCCAACCGAAGTCAAGCGCCCCAATCTGCGGCCAGTGCGAAGGTATTTCAAATGCGTCCTCCCTTACGAATGCCTCCTCAATCGGGAACACACGCCCGCTCCCCATCGTAGGAACGCCACGCGCTCTAGCATCGCGTTCGTGCGCTGGATATGAGGCGATGATAGCCGCGCGTTCCTCGACGCTGTAATGCTCTGCGTCGTCAATCGTCATCTGCGTTACGCTGGTTCCCACGGTCTTATCCAGGATAAAACGCTTTACAACATCCGACATCCCAAGCAACGGAGTAAACGTGACCATTACCGGGCACAGCCCTACGTTCGTTCGCGTCAATCCTTCGGTGTAAATGTCGGATGGCGGTTCCTCGTCATACCAGATCAATTGCTTAGTCGGGCCTTGCCATTTCTCGCGGCCTTGATCGTATGACTTGAATCCAATTTGAGAACGGCCGGCCTGTACATCACCGCCGCCACCATGAGCGACTATCATCGTATCCAGAGCGTCCGCAAGTCCGCGCCTAGGCGATACATCCTTGATAGCATCGCGCGGAACCATCCCCGTTCCCGGTGCGCCAAGTTGCCCGTAAAGCCATCGCTGCGGATTATCGCGCGTTGATTCTCCGGTAACACCGGATACCCAAGCATTGATTGGGGTATCAAAAACACGCCCTTTCCAATAACTCGGATATCTTCCAGTCGCGTGCATCGCAGTTTCAGCAGCGGCGCTAACTGTTTTCCCAAGCTGATTCCCAGCCATGAGCAGGCGTTCACGATGTTCGCGGCCGGCGTCATGGAATTCACGCTGTTTCGGATACGGCCGGTAAAACTTTAACCTGTTGTGCTTGTCCCGATCCGCCTTGGCTAACTCCATCACCTTGAGCTGTGAGGATAGCTCTGATTGTGATAATGGCAGCGTCAAGCTGTTCATCTGTTACCTCGTCAAGCGCACTCTTTATTTCCAGTTCCTTCGGCTGCAGACTTGCTACAACCTTGATAAATGTTGATGGATCTTCTGTAGCGCACGTCTGCAGCGCTTTTTTGCCGTTCTTTTCCCACGCAGCCAGAAGATCGTTGAGGAATTTGCCGCTTAGTTTGTTGCGGGCTTTTACTGGTTTGCCGCCTGGGTTTGGTGAAGCACCTGGCTGAAATTGCGTATGCACCGGAGGTTTTCCATATCCCGGTTTAAACGCTGATTCTGTGGGTTTATCAACTACTTGGCTCATATCGCACGATATTCAGGATCATCCACAGGCAATGTAGCAAGCAATGCTGGATTAGCAATACCTTTTTTTACCTGCCTAACTATCTCATCGCGGCCAACCGGAGCGCGGGTCATTTGCACATACCCACCATCCTCCATTTCAGCATCGCTCATTTCGGATATTTTTTTATCCTCAATAAACACAATATCCGCTTCCTGAATAATCCGGTAAACGTCAGAAGTCCCATCCGGCTTTTCGTCGTGCCACTTGGGATAGAAATCGAAGTTCCCATCGCCAAAGGCGACGGTATCACCAGGTTTTGCGTCCAGAGGTTTAAGGTTGCCGCGTTTATCGCGTTTGCCGGGGCCACAAGCCACCACCACGCCACGGCAATGCTTTTCGTGGCTGACTACCGCAAGGACGGTCGATTGAACGCGCTCAAGCGGTTTAATGAGCAGATAATCCTGTTTTGGACGTAGCATGGACACAAATCCTGCGCTTGTGGCAATGTTCTGTCAAGTGGTGGAGTTACGGCCCATCCAAAGATTTGTTAAAAACAGCTTTATTTCAGCCATCTAAGATCGATCACGTCGCCACCTCATACTGCCTATCCGCCAGACGCCGAAAGCCACGATATGTTTTCATTCTTAGCCGCCTTTCTTTACCAGCCGCAGCAAAGCGCCGCGATTTTCTCTGTAAGTCTCTCCTGTAGTGGAAAGCTTTAAAGACGCTTCCGCCGCGATCCGCTCGTTAGCTGCTCGCCGTTTTTCGCGGGCCTGCGCGTTTTCACCCTCACGTATGAGCATGTCCACCTTGTCGGCATTGCGAAAACACAGTTCTACAGAATCGTAAATTTTACGATCCGGGTTTTGACCCTGGTGCCAAAGTGAATTTGCGATCCCCAGCGCGGCCAATTTCAAATCTTCCTCTGAATATCCGTCATTCAATCTGGCGATTATCAGGTTTTGCCGTTTTGCATCCATGCAAGACCTCGGGTGATTCGTCACATTTTTCCAGTATGCGAATATACGCCTTGCAATGTCAGCGTTGCTTTCTGGCTGCGGTAGGTCTGGGAATAGGGTCAAATTGTCACCCTGTTTTAAGTTTCACGCGAATCGCCGAGCACCTACACCTAATTCATAAACCTAAGACTTAACTGCTTAAAATCAGACAAAGACCTCCCCTAACCCATCTGTATGATGGACTAGGAGAGGAATCAGACCCGGTAAACGGGAGCCTTATGCGAATCATCGTCATAATAATTCGTCCCCCGGCATAAAGCTTCAACCAGCCGCCCCGATTAAGGAATTGCACCAATACACGGGGTAGCGCTGTTCTGGGTTCACCCACGCTTCGGTAACTGCTGACGCGCCCTGACGGTCTGTCGCGCATCGTCGCGGATGTTTTAGAGGATCGGCGGTTACTATGCTTCCGCCTCTCAGTGGCCGCAGGGATTAAGGCTACTATCGTGCCTATCTGGTAAGGGCCGTTGGCTTTCGCCTGCCTACACCAAACTTTACACACGTTTCGACTCGATCTTGCCGGGTTGCACTTGGGACTCACAGGGAGTTCCGCCAATCCACTAAAACACCCGCGTTATCATCAAACTGAGGACGAAAAAAAGCCCTCGGCTGGATGGGCTGCGGGTTGAAATTCGGGTAGCGCCTATGAGGAAGCGCAGTCGAACCACAACCCACCCAGCAAAGGGCGCTCATATTAAAACTACCCGCCTTTCAACAAGCGGCCACGCACAAACAATTGCAATCATATCATGCTATGGATTGTTGTCAAGCACCACAATCCCATTTTCAAACCAGTAAGCAACAGTCCTTTCCCATGCTAATTCCCACATTTCACGCTTTTCTGACAAAGTTAGCTTTCCTTTACGACCATCTATCATGTCGTGGTGATCCTGGCAAACGTACGCGGTATAGAAATCATGCGGTTTAACGCCTATTCCGTGGCCGTGGCGCAACGCATTGCTGTGGGCGGCTACCGTGGTGCCAATTTCACCGCAGATCGCGCAGGGAGCGCCGTTTGCGGCTTTTAAGAGCTTGGGTAGTCTCATGCGCGGGTTGCGCTGTCTGAGTCCGTTCATCTATCCCGCTCGCTAAATTTAACCCCCAAATTTGATCCGAATGCTTGAACCTGCTCCATAAACTCACCGAAACCAAACTTGGTAAGCTCTGTGGTACTACCAACCAAGACTCGATCACCGTTAGGCTTGAAGTCCCACTTACGGTATGTCTCCGGGCTTTTCACCCTGCGCGCAAGTTCATCGCCCATAAGTTCGCCCTCATATGGCAGGTATTCAGCCTTAAAGTGTTCGTGTAGAACGGCCGCCGAATACTGCCTACCTTCTATCCATGCCTGATCTGCGATGTCCCGCAGCGGGCCTGCGTGATAGGCTGCGTTTTGATCTAACGTCCTTACCTTTACCGCTTCACCTACGCGAATCTCAAGCGGGTTATGCGGATCAATAGGCGCGTTCTTGACCATAGCCACGGCTAGGTCACGCTGATCCACGCCTACCAACTTGATAATTCGCGTCGTGAACTTCGGGCGCGCGAGTTTTGTTTGGTCTCCTAGATTGGTCATCTTGATTGATCCAGTTCGCGCCATTTCCGGTACAATTCCTGCCGTTCCCTAATCCGACGCCGCCACGCTGGTTCGCCATCGGCGTTACCATCCTTTTCGTTGGGGTGAATCTTGCGAATGTCTCGCGTAAACATTTCGCCGTCGCTGGCTCGCAAGGTGATACGCAATCTGCCGCCCGCAATGGTTTCGACTTTGACAGGATTGGCGGTTGAAACCTTCGCTGATCTATCGAACAATCTTGTTTGCGATGTGGCCATCACGCCACCTCCAAATGAATAACCCGCTCGCCCTCATGCCGACACAGCTTCTTTTCCTGATCCTTTCCGATAACACCCTGAACTGCTACAGCACGCACGTAAACGAACTTGTCGAACTGCGGCACCCACAGAGCCTCGTAGTCCATTCCGTCCTCGTCTACGTCACTCAGTAGGATTGCGATTTGCTTATAGGTCATGCAGCCACCCGCTGCGGCTTGAAATGCGCCGCGATATACCGGGACAGCGGCAACGGAATCTTGGCAATAGCGGCCGATGCGGCTTTGCGCGCTTTGCTTTTAGATCCTGTCGTGCGGCTGATTGAGTTCCCTGAATCTGAATTAAACCAGTCGCCGCCTTGTTTGATTTCATCGCGGCCAAGTTGCGCTTTATCGGTCTTGTCGTAATGCTTATCGCGCCATGCTTTTGAGATTTGGCGATGGACTGACTCTGATTGAAAACTTTTCCCGCTACCGTCGAACCGAAATCCGGGATTTTTAAGATGAGATTCTTGATGAAACGCAGCGGCAAATCCGGCTTCCATACTTGAATAATCTCTGTCCTTCCAAAGTTTAGGCCCACAGTGCGCCGGAAATTTCATTCTGCGCTGCGATACCATAGGCATCAACGCAGGCACATCGCCCCAAAGATGGTATGAGCCGTAGTTCCACCGCGACCGCCCTACCCATTCCTGCGCGCCCCGCACGTTCTCAACGATAAGCGGGATAAACCGGCCGGCCGCATCGCACGCCTCGCGCTGAATTCTGAAACAGGCGTCAAACAGCGCCGTGAGTCGCTTCTGTTCTGCGGCGTCAGACAAAATGCGCGCCCTCTTTTCCTTCGCCAGCGACCACGGCATAGCCATATATGAGAATTCCTGGCAGGGGGGGCTTGCCACTATCAGAGCGGCGTCTTTGAACTGCCTGCCGTGAATGGTCATCACGTCCTGAAGCACAAGCTGAGCGGGATAGCCGCCTGTGCCGTAGTCGTGGCGCTCGATGTCGAAACCGATGACGCGGAAATTTTCCGCTAAAAGTCCCTCAGTCCAACCACCCAACCCGCAAAACAAATCAATCGCTAGGGGTCTTTCGTCTGCGGATTGCCCACAGCGTTTTGTATTGAATGCCGTATTTGCGAGCGACACTTACAGGCCCCTCGCCACGCGCAATGTCGGCCAGCATGGCCGCAACCTGCGCGTCAGTGAGAATAGAGTTCGGGTTTTTCTCCCCGCTATGATTCCTGCGTTTATAGGTCCACCGCCCTTTTGATCGCATATCTCGCATGTTGTCGAGTTGCGTTCCGACAAATAAATGTTCGGGACGCACGCACGCACGATTGTCGCAATGGTGAAGCACTTGAAGTCCGTCAGGTATTTCGCCAACCGCGAGCCGGTAAGAGACGCGGTGCGCGCCCTCTGGCGAGTCGCCTTTGTGGGTGACGAAAATGCCGTATCCAGATGGATATTTTGCGGCAGTCCAAGTCCAGCACTCGCCAGTCTTATCGACCTTTTCCCAGAATCTATCCGCGACCGGACGTGCCTTGTATGCCATATCGAATCATACCATGCGTAGCCCTCGGCCAGCAATCCTTCCGTCCAGCCACCTAAGCCGCAGAAAAGGTCGATGGCTAACGGCTTCATGCCACACCCTTAAAAACAAGTGATTTCCATATCGTTGCCTTCACCCCATGCCGCCGCGGATGCGCCGTAGTTTTCCCGCTGTCTACAATAATTCCGGTATCTATTGCTCTGCGGCAGATTCCTCCGTAAGCCTTACCAGTTGCCGGCGCCGGGAACGTCTTATCTAGTTCAGCCTCTGCCGTGATGAAATACCAAGGGAAAAACTCGTTCCTCTCGGCATACTTTCTGACAAACTCAAGAGCTAACGCAGACCATCCCGGTACGTCTGATTCGGCGTGGGATAGGGCGGACTGAATGCCGGTGTTTGCGGCGGCTCTGGCTGCGGCCATCGTCGGTGCTCCTGATTCATCGAACATGGCAGACTGTTCCACGCTCAGACCTCCACCACAACTATTCCATGCACAGCCAGCATGAGATTCTTCTTAACCACAAACCGGCGATAGGCGTCCGTCCGCTGATAAGCCTTGCGTGATGCTTCGGTTTTGAATGTGGGCTTTACGTCCTCGACTACCTCTACCGGAAGCGTCGCTTTTCCGTCATTTGTGAAGTAGTAAAAGTCCGCAACGTATTGGCAAATGTGCGTTCCCTTCACCACTAAATCGAATCTCTTTTGGCGGAACAAATAATGAATCTTTCCTGCCTTCTCCAACATCAACAATTCCCCGTAACGCCGCGCCTCTTTCTCGCTGTCGAAAGTCCCATGCTCGGTTACGCATTTACGGTTGCGCATCTTCGATGGCTTAGACTCTTTCTTTACTGGCTGCGTGGGATGCTTTGCGCGCTTCTGGTGAGCCGCATACTGTTCGTCTGTGAAGCGGATCATTTCGCCGCCCTCTTGTAGTCAGGCGACGGCACGGCGACAACCTCATACATGCGAATCATTGGGGTAAAGTCCAGCCAACAATCCTTACGCGCGCAGCTTGTGACCTTGCGCTCGCCGGTCAATGGTTTGCTGCATTTGTAACAAAGCGTCACGCCCTCGCCTCCTTAACCTGCTTACGCCGCGCCCGAATTACCGCGTTTTGCGCGGCGCGTTTAATGCCTTTTTCGCGGCGATGCTCTAGGTAATTGCCGAATCTGGCATTCCTGCCGAACAGGGGCTTGGCGTTGGCGCGGGAGGTCATGCGGTTTTTTCCGTGGGGGCGTAAATACCCTCGTATGTAACCGGCGACTTCTTTACGATGATTTCCGCCTGTTCCGGTCGCGGCCTGCGCTCTAGCAGTCGCCAACTAATAACCGTGCGAACCTTCGTACGAAAGAGCTTGGCAGCCTTCTCGTCGCCCACTGATTCAATGTATTCGGAGAGTTTCATTTGCAATGATTTTACACAAACCGTGTTTATTTGCAAGCCCTCATAAACACAAATCCCGGCGTCTAACTATTTATCCTTTATATTCAAGGACTAAGCAAACTCACCCAAAATAAACACATTTTGTGCTTTACATTCATACACGATCCGTGTTTATAATTCCCCATCGCAACAACGCACGCAACCACTAGGGAGATGAGATGGCATCAGATAACGACGAACTGAAGATTGAAAAGGGAGTCCCCCTGCCGACTTCTCGTGGCGGCGGCATTTTGACAATACTGCGGCTTTGCGAAGTTGGCGACAGCATCCTGTACAAAAAAACTCAGGGATCGGCAGCAAGTTTGGCAAAACTAGTTGGCTCTGAAAAAGGCTGGAAATTCACAACGCGGAAAGTCGATGGTGGAATTCGCATCTGGCGCGTCGCTTAATCAACAAACGAGGGAGATGAGATGGCAACGAAAATAGAAATCAAACACTGGATCACTGGCGCAGTTCTGTTCTCGCTCGAATGCGGGGGCGTGAGAGAAGCGGTTATTAAAGCGGTTGCTCAACGCGCTGACCTGCAAGGCGCTGACCTGCAAGGCGCTGACCTGCAAGGCGCTGACCTGCGAGGCGCT